ACATGTTTTTGTAACTCTCCAGTTATTTAAAATATTATCGGGTCTCTCCCATTTACCACTTTCATCATGTACTAATAAAGCTAGTTTTTCACCATCATAGCTATTGTCACCTGTATTTTTCCAATCTATAGTTGTATCTAAGCCTTCTATTTCTTCTAAACCATCCGTAGCAGCCATCTTCTTTCTTGTAAACTTACTAGCCGGCACTCTATATGCTAATTCTGACTTCGGTCGATCCATACCATCTTGGACGGGTTTAAAGAAAAAAGGGTAGTTTATACTAATTGGCACTACCTTGTCTGTAAACATTTTTTTAGCATCTGCTCCTGTTTTAGATAGTATCCCATATCTACTATCACTTGAAATAGTGGCTAAATTAACCGTTTCGGCAGAAGACATAAAAGAAAACCCAGATCGTCTATTTTTCAAGTAGCACATTCCATAACATCTTTTGTCTGCCTTGCAGGCTTCCCAAAATATAAAGAACAATCTATTTGCTTCTCTAAAATCAGGCGCACCAACATCAATTTTACTCCATTGTAAATACATATAGTGCGTTCCTACTATATAAGTTGGTTTACCATTGTTCATAAACCAAAAACCTTCTTCTCTTCTTTTAAACTCTAAGTCTATATAATCATACCATTGATCCTTCTTTTCTTCTGGGTAGTTTCTCCAATCAAATATATTCTTTATTCTAGACAACTCTTTTGGATAATCAAATTTAACCCACTTATTCTTACTATGTTTAAAAACATTTTTGGGTTGTTTAGGTAAAGCTATAGTTAAGTTTTGTATTTCTATAATTTCACCTATTTGTCCAGAATGAGATAATATAATTATATCATGTTCTTTGTCATAGCCATATTTCCATTTCTTACCCTTGTTAAGACGACTAATGGTTGTCTTTTTTATAGGTTCAACAGTTTTAACTAAATTTTGCTCGTACATTATTTAGATCTACCTTCTGCGAATCCTCTAAAGACTTTTTCCTCTGTCTTTTCAGGTGCTTTGCCCTCGAGCAAGTTTGCTTCTTCTTGAATTCTGTTAAGTATTTCGAATGCGTCAAATATTGCTAGTTTTTTAGTAGCAGCGGCATTTTTCAATCTATCTGCTGATATGTCGTCGTCTGAATCTACAATTGCTTCTCTAGCAACTTTAATCAACTCTTCAACTGCTTTGTGCCCAGCCTGGATTATATTCTTCTTCGTCTCCTTGATATTCATATTTGATTGTAATAAAATTAGATAAAACTCTATATAGTCTTTCGCCATCGACGATAAACTCGTATTGACTACTTGGTCTAAAACCAATTAAGTCATTTACTTCTACTGTACCGTCTGAATACTTAACAATACCTTGAAGTGGTTTTTCAGATTCAATATTAAATTGATCTACTGCTTTTAAAGGTTTTACAAAACAATAACCTTTTGGAGCTATCCACTCTTCATTTCTTTTGTATAAAAAGATTTGATCGTGGTTTATAAAATAAGTAGATTCATTAAAATAACTTCTACTATTCTTTTCTATACCCTTTACATTGTGCCATCTTCTAAAAACATTATGATGTACTATAACAGTATCTCCAGCTTGTATTTCTGTATATCCCGCTATAGGAGTAGATATAACTAACGCCTCTCTATTTACGTACTGGTGATTGAAGATTTCAGTGTTAAGTATCAACTCTGAATCTCCAATCTTTTTAGTATTGTTGTATCTATTTCCTTTTGGCGTTACAACAAAGTTGTGAACGCTTTTCATTAGTATTCGAGATTATATTCTACAGATACAGCCATGTTTTTGTTAAAGTCTTTCCACGGTAACACATCTTTGTTCTTTTTAATATAAATAGAGTACTTGTCGTCTTCTTCTAGTATATCGCAAATAGTGTGTCCACCATAAACTTCTTGACCAACTGCATAATGCATGGCGTCGTTCTTGTAGTCTTTACCTACACTAATCTTTCTTATCAGCTTCGCCATTTTCTTTTGGATAATTTATAGTTCCATCTTGTATGTTAATATCAAAGGTACCATATTCTTTTTCAAATTCAGTCTGTAGAACGGTTAATCCTTCTCTTAGTCCAGCAATTCGATGCATCATTTCGTGCTTTTTAATTTCCATGGACCCTATTTCTAGTTGTCCTCTATTAATGCCGTTTACTGTATCTTGAACTTTTTTTAATTGTTCGTCTGTTATTTTTTCTGCTTTTGGTTTTAAATCTACTACTTTTTCTTTTTTTGCCATTTTATTTAATTTAAGTTAATTATTTATTTATTGATACCCATCGTATCCGCTTACATCTGTAGATGGTGCAGCTGTAACCACAGCGCCATCATCTGCTAGTGACCCAGTGTTTCCACTAATACTATCATTAAGCCCGTTAGTAGGTCTCCAATAACCTCTTAAGTTTGAAGTTTGTACCGTAGACATATCTATAGGTCTGTGTAAATTATATAGTTGAGCTATCTCAGCTTGTGATAATAAGCAATCCCAAATAGCTACATCACCAATATATCCGTTCCAATAATTTCCATTCATTGTAGTTACATCTGTTGCAAAAGTAAACAAACCTACACCTCCAATTGTAATATCTATCTCTTGCCCTTCTCTATTCGCCTGTGTGTCGTATCTAAGTGTTATATCACCACTACTTGCTGTAACTGTTTTTTTACTGCCGCTATCTTCTGGTTGCGCTCCAAACGTTTCGCCATTTGGGCCGTTACCAGCCCCACCACTAGCAACGCCAGCTTGAGCTCTATTTCCATCAACATATACATTTCCAATTACTGACGTACTTGGATTTTCTAAATCTGTAGTTCCAACTACAAAATGCCAGTCATCTGCTTTAAACAAAAATCTAGATGAAGCGCCGTCGTTTCTCTGAGCTCTAAATGTTGACTGAGGTTGAACGCTTATATTTGTACCATCTCCTTGATCAAGATTTGTTAGCCAAATAAACCTTCTATTTGAAAAAGAAAGCGACCACCCTCCATTACCAGCACAACCTACGATATTATGGTTCCCAGCTGTGTCGTAAGGATCAGCCGACCCGTCGTCAAATTTAACCCAAGCAGCAACACTAAGACTTCTTGTTGTTGGTTTTGAGCTTCCATCCGCTGGATCTATACCACTTAATGTGTTTGTTATAAATCCATCATCTGTACCGTCAAATTCAAATGCTTTTGTCATGGTATAAGCAGCGCTTTTTAACAAAGATCCAGCCACTAAACTATGCCCTAGTCCTAGAGCCGCCATTATTTAAACCAATTAAAAGGATTATACTTACTCCATGTTATATTATCAATAGCTTCTTCTAAAGTATTCGCTAAAGTTGATGCTTCCTCCTCGTCTACATACCATATCCCAGCCGTATCATTTAGTATAACTAATATTTCAGCATGAGTATACTGTGTAAAACCATCTAAAAAGTCAGGTGTAGTATCACTCTCAAACTTTACAAATGTATATTCACCATCTTCGCTTAGTCTTAATGATTTTGCGTCTTTTTCTTTTATTTGACCAAAATCTATATCTTCAACTTTACTAGTTGGTATTATAACGTATTTTCTATTAGGATACCTACTCATATTATTTAATTTATTTTAAGGACAAATATTTACGCTTACCGCCAAACCATTAACCATTCTGAGTTTATAATAACGCGGAGCGGGATATGGGCCAGGTCCAATAGGTGTGTTTGCTCTAACTTTATAAAAACCATCTGCTGCAAGATATTTATCGTTATATCTTCGCTTTGCATATATCTTATCTCCAACCGCCGGTACACCAAGACTTCCATTGTGGTAATAAGTAATGTTAACATCTAAAACGCTAGTGCTACAAGCGGTTTTATTTGCGGATTTAGCAGTACCTAAATTTGCTGAGCCTACAAAACTACCACCTCCTTTCGCTAACTTAACCTCTTTGTATCTTTTTAGCTTAACAGATTTGTTTTTGCCCCTAGCTTGCGCCGCTGTGTTTGCACTACCTAATGCCATTATATAGCAGCTGCTCTAGTTCTATAATCTGGTCTTGGTGCTACGTAACATATAACATCTCCTTCGTGTAATTCCACGTAGTCATACATACCGTATAGAGTCATACCAGCTGGAAATTGTGTACCAGAACCATCTAACACTATAAGGTCACTATCATTGTCTCCCGCGTTTGTATCAGCACCCCAATCAGTGTCTAACGTTTGAGTGTCTTCGTTAGAAGCAAAATGCGTGTTATCTAACCCAAGTCCTTTACCAGCGTCTAAAATACCTAAACCACTTCCACCAAATCTTGTATCAGCAACTATAGTTATAGCGCAAACGTAATATTTAGCGTCAGATTGTGATAAATCTAATATTGCTCCATCGCCACTTAAAAATGTAGAGCCAAATTGACCAAAGTTATAAGCCGTAGCTGTTGAATTTAATCCCATAATTTTATTTTTTTACTTTTTCTAGTGATCGTCCACCGAAGTAAGCACCGATCACAGTTATTAATACTAATTGTAATAGATCAATGTAAGAATCCTTAACATTGAATTTTATTGCACCTGCATCTATAAATATTAATAGCATGGTGCATACTATTAAAAATATTAATACCATTGGCCTAACATTCTTGCTAAGCCAAGAGTCTGATTTTAAATCTGCTTCCCACCTACTAGTAATGTTCTTTTCCATTTCTACCTGATAGTTAGCAACTAATTCTTTTATTTTTCTTTCTGCCTCTAGTTTTTCTTCAGCAGATGTATGTAAGTTGTCTATAACTCCTCCTACGCCTTTGACTAGTTCTGCTGCTCCACCGGAAAATAGTTTACCTAACATTTGCAATTCTTTTTAAATCTTTTACACTTTTTACATCTTTTCATGTTACTTTGATTTTACTTTTTCAAATGAACTAATACCGAAGCATCCCAGCGTTACCCATACAAATGAATTGTATATTACCTCATTGATTACTAATTCACCATCTACAAAAATAAAACTAGTTACAAGATCTGCTACAGCAAATAAACACATAACTACGAAAGACGCGAATCCAACTACGTTCTTTTCGTTTATTTCATTTTTATCTTTAAATAAACTCCACATATTATATATTTCTGTTGTTAGCGTCTTTTTCCCATGGTAAACTTTCGTCCCCGGCTTCTTTCCATTGTCCATCACAATAAATCATATCTTTACCTTCTATAGTTTCTCTTTGAAAAGTCTCACCGTTATATGCAACATGATTGTCGCTATATTCTAATTTACCTAACTTTATATCAGTAGCGTGACGCATTTCATGATTAATCACTTGACGATCTTCAAAACTACCAGGGATTATGTTGTTATTAACATATATACTTCCATCCATATTAGTCTCACCCATAATACCTTCTTCTAACGGTACTCTAATAACAGGTGTTCCAGGCACAGAACCCTCATCTCCAGCTTGCTTACCAAAACGCATTTTTGTTTTAATTTCACCAGCGGTAGCCTCTAAACCTCTATTTGTTCCTAGTTTAAATCCCATTATGCTCCGTAATATCCTTTTTTGTAATTTTTTACAGCAGAAGCTTTTTTTCCGTACATTTTAGTAGGAGAAGCTAGTATTTTTGCTTTTAATTCTTCAGGTAAGTTTTTTTGTTTACCAATAAGCGCTTTCATCATAGGTGATTTACCTTTCATCATGAACGCTGATTTGTTTTTCTTAAAATTAGGCATATTATCTATCTTTATCTTTAATCATATCATCTATAGCTTTATTATAAACTTTATCTGTATATGATTTATTTTTATAAAATACACTTCTTTCTGAAGTGGGTAAGTCCTCCTCACCTAGTAGAATTCTATATATCCTACTTATCATTTGGGAGCATTTCCACGAGGTTTTAAATACAGAGTACATTATAGTTGTTCTGTTACGATGTCTCCATACATCAATCCAACCTTCATCTCTTAATCTCTCCCATCTTGCTTTATCCCATGAGTATGTATAAACTCCGTTGATAAAATCGTTTCGTGTAAATCTTCCTTTACAATCTAAATAAATTAATAATTCTAAGTCTGCATCTTTTAACCCGTAAGTTTTACAGACCCACTTTCTAGTGAGCCTGTAATACTTAAGGATATTCATTTCACGCAAATCTTGCGCGGTTAATCGCATTTACTACGATCCAATTGTGTAAGCTACGGTACTAACTGTTGAAGATATACCGTCTCCAGAAGCTTTAATAACTAAACAATTAGAACCTCCAGCTCTTGTTCCTGATATAAAATCAGCTAATTCTTTTCCTAAAGTTAAAGCATTAGCAGTGTCAGTAATAGTAATCAAGTTATCAGAAACAGCCTCTGTTGGCGCTGTGTAGTTTCTAAATTTAACTAACAAATCGTTAGCGTCAGCTATAAGCATAGCGTGGATATCTTTTACAGGCACCCAGTGACAGTCAGTTGCACTGTCTTGAAATTGAATCCATCTCATAATTTTGTTTTTTTTAATAATTAATAATTTGTTTTTGTTTTTAAGTTTAAGGGTTTGGGTTTGTGGTTTAGGTTAATCTACTAGAACAACGTCACCATCACGAATAACTCTATAAAGAGTATCTTTCCATGATATGTCGT